AGGCACTATCGCAAGTAACAAAAGTGCGAAAACTGATTCTGCAAGCCGAAAGGTCGGGAGTACACCTTGATTATGGGGCATATAAGTTTATGAACGCACTTGAAAAAGTTGTTGGAGAAAAGCAGATAGGAGAGTTTGAACAAGAGCCTTGCCGATATTGGCAGAATGACAAGTGTAACGGAAATGCGGAAGTATGCGAAGATGCGATAAGCCGAGATGCGGTTAGACAAGCCATTGATGAGATATATAACTGTACCGAAAATATGGAAGATTATGCAAACTCACTTGATGCAACGATAGAGAAGTTACCTTCCGTCACACCGAGCATAACAAGGTATATCGAAAAATCTAATTTTAGTCAAGAGCAATACTTATTAGACACCGATTCGGCATACCAAATTGGTTATGTGCAAGGAAAAAAAGATAGCAGACGTAAGGGGCATTGGATAGCAAAAGACTCATTTGAAATCGAGTTCAAGTGTTCTGAATGTGAATGGGAAGGTTATGATACTAACTTTTGTCCTAATTGCGGTGCGAAGATGGAAAGTGAGGATAAAAAATGAGTAGGTGTGATTATTGCGAGTATAGGAATTGTGCAGAATGTGAATATGTCGGGGATAGGGTAGCAAATAATGTTGTTTGTAATGACTTCAAGTTAGATTTTGACACGTTATCCGATAGAGAAAAGAAAACTATCCAAAAACGGTTAATGAAAGGCGGTAAGGAATGAGCAGACTAGAAACTGAAATTTTACAGATTATCGACAAATACAAGGGGGAATAAGTAATGTTTGAATGGGGCAGTATAGGTTTTATGTTGGGTACATTGGTGTGCATTATATTTTTCGGTGCGGGGGTGGTTATCGGTGATAAGAGAAATGATACGGGAGAATTACGAAACGATAGTGATAATCGGGTTTGTGGCTCTAGTAGCGATAGGGTGGATAGGAGCGTGGACGGAAATCCTACACCCGAAGAAATAGAATTAGTGCTGTACGTTCTCCGGCTGGGTTCGTCCGACCGGGAACGCCGGGTTCTTGATTATCTGATAGACAAGGAGTGCGAAAATGCAGAAAAAACGGTACATTTCAGTAGATTTGATAAGTAAAAGACCACCGTCAGAACACCTGACGAAAGAGGAAAAATGTGCTAGAATTTACGACCTAGCGTGTAAAATGCAAGTGAAAATCGGAAAGGAGAAAGAAGAAAATGTTTATAGCAAAGGTAAATAATACACCAAAGGATGTAAAAACTGGATGGATGGTAGCAAGGCGCGACGATTACACCGCAGAGTTATGGTACTATGGCGTCTTTGAAACCGAGGAGCGGGCGCAGAACGTGGCGTTGGAATTAGAGAATGGAATAGTCCTAGAAAGTGTGAACGAATGAAGATACTGTTAGGTATGCCGTGCGTTGGCAATATCCCGACAAAAACGGTTATCTGTTTACTGCAAACGATCAAAAAAGACGCCGTAGAGCCTTTGATTATCCAAGGGTCGCTTGTGTATGACGCACGCGATACGATAGCGCGGTTCGCGGTAGACAACGGGTACGATTATGTCTTGTATGTCGATAGCGATATGATGTTCGGCGAGGAAGATATACAACGGCTTTTTACACACGATGTTGGAATTTGTAGCGGACTATATACGACACGCAACGGAGAAAATCAGAACGTGGCATACAATAAGGTCGTCACCCGAAGACAGTTCCCGTTCCGCGCACCGAAACTTATTCCAGACGGAGCGCGTTCTGGATATGGCGAAATACGCGCCGTAGGGTTCGGATTTTGCCTTATTAAGACTTCGGTGCTAAAACGTATGTTTAAACATTATAAGTCCTTATTTGAGCCGTTTAAAGGCGTAGGAGAGGATATAGCGTTTTGCCTGCGTGCTAGGCGTCTAGGAATTAAAATCTACATAGACCGTGACGTGAAGTTAGGACACATAGGACAGACAATTTACGGTATGTAATGTAAAAACCAAAAGTGTCAAAGGTCAGGCAGCGAGCGAAGGGAGATAAAAAACCCCGTAGTTATGCGGGTTTGCGGACTTTCGACTTCCCGGAAATTACATTGATCTATGTAAAAATAAGAATGAGACATTGGAAAAAAATACCCCGTCAGCCACCACACTGACGGGGTTTTTACAACCAACTACCCTTTACTAGAAAGGACAGTCGTATTATACCATTTTTTCTAGTTTTTTGCAACTCATATATTCACCCATATTATCACAATCGTATAGGCGGTCGCACCCCGAACAAGGGTCGGGAACGATAATATCATAATCTGCGGGGTCGTAGTTCCGCATCCAGTCCGCGAGTATCCTCTGCGCGTCCTTGCGTTCAAGCCCGAACGCGTCCGCGAGATACGGTGACGCCCCGAACATATTAGTTATTCCGCTTTTACGTAAGTTTTCAAGGTAAATCCAGTATTTGTTATCAGTCATAGTCTGCCCCCTTTCAATATGCCTCTAGTGCTTCCAGTAAAAGGTCGTCCATAAACTCTTTATACGCCTCATTTATCTGCTTAAAACTTGACACGGGAATACAACCCCGCTTGTCCTCTTTCTTCGCGTATTCGTCAAAATCCGCTTGTCCGTGATATGTCCTTAACTTTGTATCGTTTCTCATAGTCTGCCCCCTTTCAAATTGTTTTAACTGTGTCTATCGGCGTTGCGGTGTAGTCTATGTGATAACTACGCCAACAACCATACGCGTACAACTTACCGCCCGCGAAAGTCGCAACGTCGGCTACGCTTTCGTTCCCGAAATCCCAGTCGTCTAGATCGTGTTCACGGTCACTGTTTACCATATCAATAAGTTTCTGCTTTGCGTCATCAGTCGTGCCTGTAAACTTATACACGATAACATTATCCAGTTCGCTACCGCCTACACCTATTATCCAGTCTTTAACCATAGTTACCCCCCTTATAATTCTATGCCGTTTAAAATGCTTTCTATCGCAAAATCCTCGTTCAAGTCAGGGTCGTCGTCCATAGCGTCGCGCACTTCGCACGCATAACGCCACGCCTTGTCGGGGTCAACGTCGAACGGGTCTATCAGATAATCAGCCGTTGACATACGCGCGAACACTTGCGACAGTTCCGATAAATGCCTTTCGCTAATCACACCCTGCGGTGTAAAAATTGCCGTTAAAGGTCTAACCGTCTTATCCGATAAATTCACTTCATAATTGCCGTATGTAATCATAGTCACACCGCCTTTCCGTAAAACTCGTCATAGCGTCTATGAAATTCTTTCCCGTCTATGACTTCGCCTTTGAGTATCAATAACTTCTGCTCCATTAACAGACCGTTGTCTGCCGTATAACGTATCGTAACGTCATATCTGCGGTTTACTTCGTCCGCCCACGTATTATCTTCGATAGTGTCTATTTCGGCGCGCAGTATGCCGTGTTTATGCGTGTATTCCGACACGTCGTTACATATCTGCGTTACTATATCCAGTCGCCACCTATTGAACGGGTCGTTTAAGTTTATGCACTTCATAATTTACATTCTCCTTTGTAATTCTTGTGGTAGGGTGGCGGGCTTTTTACACCCGCCCCCGTAAATTCTCAACAGTAGTTACAGCTCGTCAACATCAGTAAATCCGCGTGTTTGCGCGTGTTTAGAGTATGCACACGCTTTTTTATGTACGCGACGTCCGCCGGTTTTAGATCCGTGGGTTCGCCTTCGTCGTCTGCCAGTCCGCACACGATAAGAGAACCGACGAGCATAACGCGCCCTAAATCGTCGATAGCGGATATTAACGGGTCGTCCTTTAATAACCCCTCGTCGTCAATGATAATGTCGTAAATCTTACGACCTATCTTACGGGTCACTATGTCGATACAGTCACACCCTATTAACTTGTAATAGTCGTCTAGCGTATTAACGTCCACGACCTTTGTAATCTTATTAACACTATCCAAAAAAAATGCCTTACTCATAATCAATACCACCTTTCTTTTTTGCGTTTTGCTCTATCAAGTAAATACTGCGTAGCCACCTTGCGCGCTTTCTTTTGTTTCTCGTTCATATATGCCCCTTTCTACGCTTGCCAGTAACCCTCTACGGGGTCGTAACTTTCAACCCAAATATCTTCGGCGTGCGGGTCGGCGTTTAATGCGCTCATAACGTCCGTATATGTCGTTTCGTCGCACTCTATGCACCCTTGCCCGTATGCGTCCGTAAAATGCACCTTATATTCCATAATTGCCCCCTTTCAGATAGTCACTATCCTATCGATTTGTATTTCATAGTTTGCCACTTTCTAGGGGCGGAATTACACCGCCCCTTGTAAAATCTGACCTTATGCGGCTATTACATACGCGTGATTACTTAACTGTTCAGTCGGGTCAACTTCGCTATCGTTTACCTCTTGCACCATTGACGTGTACGCGCTTGTGTCGCCGTTATCTACAATGATTACTTCGTGAACCGAAGACGGGAGAACAGTAAACCCGTTTTTGAACCGTGCTTTCAGTTCGTCCAGTTTAGCGATTACGGCATACGCTCCGTATGTCTTACGCTCGTTTGTGACTACCGTCATAGGGTCTTCAAGGGTTACGGGCAACGGCATACCCATTGCGCGGAGAATGTCAGTCATTGACTGGATAACGGCGTCATTGCGTGCGTTATCTTCGGCTATGTCTAGCACTTCTTCGGGCGTCATATTCCAGACTTTTACAAGTTCCCGTGTAACTTTTATCGACCCGTCTTTTATCGCGTCCTCTATATGTGCGGTGATAATAAGGTCATCAAACCCGTAAACGTCCGCGCTCCTGAAAACGTCCGCGCTCGTCAACTTGTTATACAGTCTAGCCTTTAAGTGCGGGCGTACCTTTTCAAAGTCGTAAATCCAGTCAATATCGATCGTGGCGGGTTCTTTACGGCTTGCCACTTCGCGCGCCTTGTCTATCGCGTCTTCAAGGTCTACATCGTCCTTGTATAAGTCGTCGATATAGAAGTTGGCGCGGATATTTCCGCTAACAGTCGGGAGTGACACGGCGGTCATAATAACCCCGTTGGCTTTCTCGACGTTCTCAACTCTTGCCCCGTCAATGCTCTGTGCTATTCTCTGCGCGTATTCTGTCTTTGTCATAGTCTTTGCCCCTTTCTCGTTTGTGGTAGTTTTTACAATAGCGGTTGTATTTTTCATATCGTGTCCTTTCTCGCCGTATCGCCGTTACGTCAGCGTTTTTACATAGTTAGTTGTAATAAATCCGGCGGTTTATCTGTATATCTTCGCCGTTTTGTACGGGTAGTTGTATAACTCACCTAACGCCCACGTCCTAGAAAAACCGCGCGGTTCGGGGGTCGCCATAAAGTGTTTATTGGAGAACATAACCCCGTCATCATTCGCCCAAAAGTCGCCCACTATCGACACGTCACCGTCACCGTTAAGCAATGCCATTTTGCTATCAATAAGCCCTTTGATACACCGCTTAACGCGTTTATCGGTAATGTCCGCCGTGTCACGGATAAGTGCGGGCAAGTATTCCGCTATAAATAACGCCGTGTCCGAGTATTCCTTATCTTTTGTTGACGTTATGCGGATAATGCCGTTATGGACGATACCGACACTACATAAGCAGTCCAGTATTTTCATATCCGCAAGGTCGCTAGAAAGCGGGAACGGGTGCGTCATTTCGGGTGTTACGCCCGCTTGCGTGGATATACGGAAGTGATAAATCACGACGTCTTCGTCCGTGAAGTTTTCCGCCTTGATACTGCGCATAAAGTCCTTTAAATTCATAAATCCCTTGTGAATTTCGACTTGCCCGTCATTGACGAACATATACCCCGCGCCGTGCGGGTTTGTCGTCCACATTTCCCTTATTTCGTTTTCGGTGGGTTGTCTAACCCCTTTTTTGCTCACACATATTACACACATAGTTTTTACCGTCCTTTCTGTAATTTATGACCGCATATCTTCGATAACTTCGAGCAGATACTCTATAACGGGTAACGGGTCGTCTTTAATTGATAACGCTATGTCTTCGACTTCCACGTCCTCTATCATTGCCCGCCACGGGTCAACCTTATAAACACGCTCCGCCAGTTCATTCAGTTTATTCATAGTTTTTACCTACCTTTCTGTAAATTCTGTCCGCTATAACCGATACCGCCTTGTCAACATTTACAACGAACCGTGTATTTTTTGGGTCAAAGCATATCGGGTCGTCATTGACTATTGCCCACTTTTTTACGTCCGCGTCCGTAATTTTCGGAGGGTCTATTTTCCGCCCGCCAGTGAGGTATTTATTCATACTGCCACCGCCTTTCTATTGAGATAATCTACTTCGCTTTTCGCTATTGCGTAGGCTTCCGCTTTCGTGCGGGTTGCGCACCTATGTAATGCGAACCGCGAACCGTCGTTTGTAAGATAATCAGCGTGCCACCGTCCGCACACTTGAAAACAAATAATATGAACGTATGTCATAAAATCACCCCTTTTAGATCGTTTCCACTTTGCACCCGTCCGCGAGAAAAGCGTCACGTTCGGCGGGTGTGAGGTCAACTACAAAACAAAAACCGTCTATATAAACCTTGTATGTCGTCATATCCGCACCGCCTTTCTAGTAAGCCATTGAAAGCCTATAATCGGCGTAAGCGTCCATTATGTCGGACATACACGCGCTATGTTCTACCGTGTAATTGCGCACCGTATGACGCCAGTCTTCGCGCCTTATGCGGTCACATATGCGGGCGTAGTCGTTTGCGCTTATCCGTTCCTTGTATGGGAATTTCGCCCCGTATACAGTAACGCTATAAGTTCCGTCCTCATTCCTTGAAAAATCGCCTTGTCTTATTGAGTATTCCAGTCTACTTGTACTTGCCATAGTTTTTACCGTCCTTTCTGTAAAATCGGTGTGTGTAGTTGGTTGCGCTCACATTTACACGCGGACTTGCGACCGCCGTTGGTATGTTTACAACCCTTTTCGGGCGGGGCGGATTTTACACCGCCCCTTGTGATTTTTAAAGCAACTCTTCACGTATAATCGTGCTTTCTATCTGTGCGCAAGCGTCCGCACTTATCGTTCCCGCGTCCTTGCATTTCGTGTTGATACGGTCGAACACATACTGATTACACCCGCTAAAAATCGCAACCAAATCGTCGCACTGTTTCCAAGACAAGTCTTTAAGACGTCCGATTAAGTGGAAAATCGTTTCCATTGTGTTACGGAAACAAGCGTAATTTTTTTGACCGCCTACAAGCCTTATCTCAACACGCCCCTCATCAAAATGTGAACCGTTAAAACAATTCCCGTGGCTACCGTCCATACAATGCACATTCATTGTGCGGGCGTTTTCGTAGCGCATTTGTCCGCACCAGTTTGTTGACCCCGTACGGGCAAAAGCAACCTTGAAAAAGTTGTAATGCTTATTAATTATGTAAAACAGTTTGCGCGCGCTATCCTCTTGAATTTTCGCCGTAGTGCCTAATAACCCAACTGATACATTTACGTGCATACCGCAACGACCGTCCGCACAATTTACACCGAACATAGGGAAAAAATCGTTATACATTGTTTTAAAGTTCTTATAATTGTTACGGATAAATTCTTTCGTCATAACTTGCGTGATACATTCCGTACCCGTGATAGTGCTATCCATTTGTTGCTTAAATAAGTCGGCGGGGAATATAGGGAAAACGGTGTTTTCCATAATGTTTGATAATACTGTTTGCGCTTGCGTGTCGTTTGTAGAACGGGCAAGGGTAAAACCCGTTTCAATTTCAAGCCCGTAACCCTTGAGGGGCTTTCCGTCCAGTCTATTGAAGTTTTCGTCACATTTGATAGTGCGGTCGCTTGTGAAATAGCGGTTACACTTGAACCCGCGAAAAGCGTAATTGATATGTGAGTTCTCACACGTCCTTGCGCCGTGGTAGCCTTGCAAGTTTGCGCTTGTCCTTGTTTCGTTTGCCGTTCTGTTTTCTCTTCTCATACTGTACCGTCCTTTCTGTTTTTGCGGTGGTTTGGGGTTAGTTGGCAAGGGGTAATGACGTCTTGCCCTTGCAAGCCTAGATTACACCCGAACGGGTAATGACGTCAAGCACTTTTTTGTCATTTGTTTTTGATCTGGAAAAAATACCCCGTACCGGCACTGCTCAAACCCTTGATTTTACTGGGCGGAACGGCATTTTAAAAAAAGTGGAAAAAATGACAATTTTTTTCGGATTTTTGGACGGATTTTACCCCGACCCGACCCCGAACGGGTAAAAAATGCCCGTTTGCTTTTAATAAGAAGATATGGTATAATGACGTCGATATGTATAAGGACAAGGCGAAACGCATTAAATGCAATACAAACTACGAACATAAAGCGATAGACAAGATAACCTTTCGTCTACGCAAGGACGGCGGAAACGGTATCACAAGGGAAGACGTCCAAAAAAGCGCGGGCGCGGTCGGTCTATCGGTGAACGAGTATGTTTTACAAGCCGTTACGGAAAAAATGCGTAAACAGAACGGCGGAAAACTACACGACAACGTGTAGAAAGCGGAAACGACCCCGAACGGATTTTACACACGGCGGTGTAGAAAGCCCCGAACGGGTCGCGGAAAAATTACACAATGGAATGTAAAAGCGGGCGTGTTACCTCACAAGGTAGCGCGTCCTTTTTACGTTGTCGGTTGTAAAAACTGGAAAGCCAAACGGCGGAAAAATACAAGGGGAATTGTAAAAAGTGGGCAAGGATAAGAAGACGAACGGCGGGAAAACTACACACGGCGGTGTAAATACTGGAAAAGCGAACGGGGTAAAATCTACATATCACGCCGTAATAAGTGGCGAAAAAACCCCGCAAGGGTCGGAAAAAGGTTATCGGAATTTACGCCCCGACTTGTATAACTTCAGCGCATTGTCACCCGAACGGCGGACGGAAATATCCCGCAAGGGTGCGCAAGCCGTGAACCGTTTACACGGGGAAAAGAAAACCGCAAAACAAGCGTTGGAAAACGTACTCACGCTACGGATAACCGACGAAATAGCACAAGGGGCGGACGTAGACCCCGCGATTATTGAACGCTTAAAGCGGGATAATCCCAACGCTACACTATACGATTTAATACAAGCGGTCGCCGTAGGACGCGCCGTAGGCGGTTCAATTCCCGCAATGCAGTATGTACGGGATACACACGGGGACAAGCCTATCGAACGTGTAGAAGTCACCGACAACGTGACAACGGACGCTGACCGCGCACTTATGCGGACGATAGCCGACCGTTTGCAAGGGGCGGAACGGGTTGAAATAGTGGCGGATATTACGCCCGACAACGTAAAAAGCGGGGCAAATAGTGCGGAATAACTACACGGGGCGGTGTAATTTTTAGGGGCGTAGCGATCACGGCGGGGTCGGTTTTTACGCTTATATATGTAGAAGCACCGACAAACCGCATAAACACGGGCTTTACGGGCATACGCATACATTCTAATAGGTAGCAACTGTTCGCCAAAGTAACCTTTCGCGCACACTTGCGAACCCACGCAAACCCGCATAAACACTGGCGTTGCACGTATTCAATGGTAGGCGGGGCGTGTGTATGTAGCAATAATTGCTATGTTTTCACACGTGCGGGTGTAAATTTTTATAGAAAGAACGCGCATTTTTGCTGGGTTTTTACCTATTAGAATGGAAATACCACCCCCCACCCGTGGCGAGCGCGGTCGCTCGGCAAGGAAACCCCTATCCCCCCGGAAAAATTTTATATAAAAAAAGGTCGCTTTAGCGGAATAAAGTATCCGAAATTACAGAAAAAGTCAACCAAAGTACGGGGTTTAGTTGACAGAACCGTAAAAACGCAGAAAAATCGTCGCTTACGCGAGAAAGGAGAAGAAATGAGCGCAAGACTACTTGATGTACTGGAAACGATAAAAGGGATAGAGGGGGTGTACCCGTTCCAAGCGGACAAGACGTTTATGGAACTGGATCGTGACGAGTTAAGCCGGTTGCCAAGGGTGGCACTTCACACGGTAGACGAGAATGATTACGACATACTGATAACGCATTTGGTAAGGAGAGGCGAATGAGGATAACTGACGGTGTATCGGACGCATTGAAAATATCACAGGAATTGCATAGAGATGTATCGGACTTACAGAAAAAGATAGACGAGTTAGAATTTTTGATCTGTGAGATAGACGATAGAGTAAAGATACAGTTTTTCAACGGGGGGAGCAATGACAAGGGAAGAAGCCAAGAGAGAATTAAAGCCGATTAAGGAAATGGAGTCTAGGATTCGTTCTATTGAGCAGGAGATAGAACGTCTTATGACGGTGGCGACGAAAATGACACCGAATTATGAAGGTAGTCGGGTGAGCGGCACGCCGAAGAACAAAATCGAAGAAGCCACGATAAAGATAGAGGAATACCGAGCCAAGTTATCAAAAGTTCTATTAAAGAGCCTTGATTACAAGAATAGGTGTCTGAATAAGGTTGAGAAGATAGAAACGAGAACGCTTCGCACCATTTTGATTTACTACTATTTCCAGAATAAGACCTTGGAGCAGACGGCAGAGGAAATGGATAAGTCATACCGTTGGACTTACGATATGTTCACCGAAGCATTGGACGAATACGCAAAAATTTAAAAAAATACGCCGACATCATACTTTTGCATAAAATTATACTATATTCTGATATTGGAATTTTTGACTTATGGCAAAACTTCTCCTTTTATCATCAGCAGAAGACGTCGGGTGTCCGGCGTCTTTTACGTTATGGATTTAACAATATACAAACCTAGCGAATTAAGGGAAATTGAATACAAGTATTGCCGAGAACACCTTGAATACTTCGTAGAAAAGTACGGGCATATCGAGGACAAGGATGCGGAAGAACTGATACAGCCCTTTGAACTGTGGGATGAACAGAGGAACGCCCTTCGGCAATTCAGAGATAATAAACTGAACGTGATACTAAAGGCACGACAGTTAGGCATAACGTGGCTTGTTTTACACTATGCGCTGTGGAAACTGATTAACCCCGGTCGAACAGTCATAGGTTTATCAAGGACAGAGGACGAAGCACAGGAACTTGTTAGACGAATGAGTGTCATTCTCGACAATATGCGTGAATTGTTCGCTCCTGTCAAAGATCAGCCCGTAAACTGGGTGAACGCTACTTGGGAAAACACTTCGCTTATCCTCACCATACACTTTCCAAATCTCCCCGATTCGGTATTCAAATGCTTCCCTAGTTCACCCAACGCGGCTAGATCGTTCACGGCGGACTTGATAGTATTTGACGAATGGGCGTTTCAACAATTCGCGGAAGACATTTGGAAAGCGGGTTTTCCTACAATAAACCGTCCAACAGGCGGTCAAGTAGTAGGTTTGTCTACAATAGAACGCGGTTCGTTCTTCGAGCAGATATTTACAGACCCCGATAACGGGTTTAATAAGATATTTATACCTTGGTACGCAGACCCTCGACGTGACGAGAAGTGGTACGAAACCACAAAACGCGCTATGGGCGATATGATGACGCAGGAATATCCTGCCACGGTAGAAGAAGCCCTGACAGTACCGGGCGGTTCGTTCTTCCCCGAAGTAAAAAGAGCGACCCATATAGTCAATAAGGAATTAGAGGGCAAATTACGGCGGTATGTAGCACTTGATTACGGTCTTGATATGCTTTCAGCGCATTGGATTCAAGTTGATACCAAAGGAAATGCGCAAGTATATAGAGAATATGACGCACCTGACAAGACAATCGGGGCGGCTTGTGATATTTTACGGTCAATGAGTGACGGAGAACACATAGAATACTGGCTTGCACCGAGTGACTTGTGGAGTCGATCGCAGGAAACGGGTAAAAGCAGGGCGATTTTGTTCTCTGAAAACGGAATTAACCTTACAAAAACGAGCCGTGACTTTCCTGCGGGGTGCGCTTCTATGAAAGAATGGCTAAAACCCGTGGCAGACCACCCGAAATTGACCATTTTGGACGGTTGCGCTCCGAATTTGTACCATTGTTTACGGAAAATACAGAAAGATAAGAAACGACCGAACATTTACGCGAAAGACCCGCACGATTTAACGCACGACGTGGACTCTTTAAGGTCATTTTGCGTATGGTGGGTACGCTCACCCGAAGTTGATTATGACAGAATAGAAACAAGACAGCATAGTTCGATCCTTGAAGACATAGAAAATGCGACGGGAGAGGACAGAGAATACCTATTACAAAAGTACGGTGAGCCGATATGAGGTTAAAAAAGGTAATGAATAAGGTCAAAAAGTCGATAGCACCTACACCCGAAGAAAAAAAGCGCGATAAATGGCGCGGAAAACTGGAAAATGCAAGGATAGCGTATTCCAGTACCCTTAAAGAAATAAACAAGAATCAGGGCATATACGAGGGTACAAGGGAAGTAAACGGAAACCCGAATACGAATATAGCGGCTAAAGACCTTGCTATAAATGTAAGGAATATCGCCTACGAACTTATAGAGTCGCAGGTCGATTCTTCTATTCCTATGCCGAAGGTAACGGCTCTCCACGAAGGTGACGAGCATTTAGCGCGATCTATTGAGAGAGCGTTAGTAAATAAAATGAAACTGTTAAGACTTTCCATATTAAATGACCTTATGGAAAGAACGGTTCCCGTGCAGGGCGGAGATTTCTTCCTTGTAGAGTGGGATAACACAATGGGATTTCATTCAAATTACGGCGACGTGAACGTAATGGAGATTTCCCCGAAGCAAGTCATACCGCAACCGGGCGTTTCTAAAATAGAGGAAATGGACTATATCTTCGTACAGACCGCGCAGACAAAGAAGTGGGTCAAGGAAAAGTACGGCGTTGATGTAGAGGACGCGTCTGAAGAATATAGGGATATAAGGGGCGCAGAGGGCAATTCTAGCCTTGATACGGATATAGTCACGGTAAATACCGCCTACTATAAAAACGAGGGCAAAATAGGACGCTTTGTATGGGTAGACGACTATACACTCGAAGACCTTGAAGACTATCAGGCAAGAATCACGAGGAAGTGTAAAGAGTGCGGATATACCACGGAAGAAAAGGTATGCCCTATATGCGGGTCAAAGAAGTTTGAAGAATCTGTAGACGAGATACAGGAAGTCAGTATTCCTATTATGCAGGAAGCAGGCATAGACCCTATGACGGGTATGCCTATTGAAGTATCGGCGGAAGAAGTCGTTACGCTTGAATACTACAAGCCAAACTGCTATCCGCTCATAATTAGAAAGAATGTATCAAAATCCGACTCGCTTTTAGGCTTTTCGGATGTGAAAGTCATAGAAGACCAACAGGATTTAATAAAGAAAGTAGGTTCAAAAGCGGCGGAAAAGACCATAAAGGGCGGTTCTTACGTGACATTGCCTAGAGGCGTTAAGGTCGAAACTACCGATAAAGAACTGAAAATCATTCGCCTTGACGACCCTAACCAAAAGTCAATGATTGACGTTATGAATATGCAAGTCAACATTCAGCAGGATATGCAGATGGTGAACAAAGCATACGAAGACGCCCGTTCGACTCTGGGTATCACAGATGCGTTCCAAGGTAAATACGACCCGTCAGCCGTTTCGGGTACTGCTAAACAGTATTCAATCAATCAGGCGGCAGGACGACTTGAAAGTAAGCGCGTTATGAAGAACGACGCTTATTCCAAACTGTACGAGTTAATGTTCAAGTTTTGGCTTGCTTATGCTGACGATCCGTTACCGATTACGGGGTCAGGCGTAAACGGAGAGCAGGACTTTGATATTCTCGACAAAAAGGATTTCATCAAGCAGGACGCCGCAGGCGACTACTACTGGAACGACGAGTTCTTATTTGAAACCGACCCGACCTCAACTATGATGGCAAACCGCGAAGCAATGTGGCAACAGATAGATATGAAGTTGCAGAGCGGCGCGTTCGGTCAGTTAGGTTCGCTTGAAACAATGAGGTTGTACTGGTCGTTAATGGAAAAGAATCATTATCCAAATGCGGGTGATGTTCTTTCCCAAATAGAAATGATGATAGCAGAACAGCAACAGCAGGCGGCAATGATGCCGCAGATGGGAGCAGAAAATGAAATGCCCGCTTTGCCAAGTGGAGTTGCGGATAACCCGGTCGCGTAACCTCGTCGAACACGACGATACGCCGGATGAACCGACAAGGCTCTACATTGAACAAGAATTATCTTGCCTTAATAAGAACTGTACGAACTACAAGACGATAGTTGAAACAGTCAAAAACGAAATACCGATAGGCTAAACAAAGGACTCGTTGGAAGTCCTTTTTTAGTGCATAAAGTCGCAACTGAAAGCGCAAAAATCAGAAAGGAAAACTAAATATGGAGAAAAAGAATCTTCTTGACTTGAATCTTCAATTATTTGGAGAGGAAGTCGCAGACGTAGAAGTGTCGGAAGCCGTCGAACCGACAGAAGAAACTACCGAAGCAGACGAAACTGAAACAGTCGAAAATGACGGAAGCGACGCGCCGCAGGAACAGTCAGCCGAGGAAAACGCACGTTACGCCGCTATTAGACGTAGAGCCGAAGAAGACGCACGTAAGAGATACGAAGCGGAAATAGGCAATCTTAATCAGCAGGTGGCGGCAATGTGTCAGGGGATAACACACCCCATTACGGGCGCACCTATCACTAATATCCGTGATTATATGGACGCTTTGCAGATTCAGCAAAGGCAAGCCAGTGAAGCGGAGTTAGAGGAAAAGGGTATAGACCCCTCTGTGATAGAAAGAATGATCGCGTCCAATCCCGTAGTGATGCAGGCACAGCAAGTTCTCAATAGCACAAGGCAGAGAGAAGCAGACGCCTACGTTGAACGGGAGATAGCCGACTTATCGAAGTATGACCCAAATATAAGGTCTATGGCTGATATAGTCGCGCTTCCAACCTTTCCACGTATCTTGGAGCGTTTAAAGCAGGGTATGACCCTTACGGACGCATACAAGACGGAAAACTTTGACAACTATATGTCGCATACAAACGAAGCGGCGCGGCAAAAGGCTATTAACCAAATGAGGGGAAAAGCACACCTACCTTCACAGCCGAATAGCGTTGCCACCGAGAACGACGGCGTGGAAGTTCCGCCCGAAATTATGAGTTCTTGGAAGTCAGAGGGAAAGACAGAAAAGCAGATTCGTGACCTTTATAGTCAGGTCGCCAAGAAATTACATTTGAATTGAAAGAGAGGAAAGAGTTATGGCATTTGAATTTTTCAGAAGCGAGAACGACGCTTCCCCGATCGAGAAAGAGATCGAAGCCACCAACGGCGTTACATACGCTCACGGTTGCCTGCTTGCTTATGGCGAGTCTGGAACAGCCGTTACAACGACAGTAAGCCCCGAATTTGTTTACAACGGAAAAGACACCGTTGCAAAGACGGGCGACAAACTTGCTTGCACAATCGCGTTCCCCGAATACGAGTGGCTTTCATACCTTAAAGGTTCTGACCCTACGCTCAAACCCGGTATGAAGGTTGAGACAGACGGCGCAAACGCTACAACGTCAACTACTTCTTCCGCAGGAAACTTTAAACTTCTTTCAGAAGGTGGAGCAAGCGGCACAAGAGTAATAGGAAAGTTTGAATAAGGAAGGGGGAACACTACAATGGCAGTAACATTTAGTAAGCACGGCGGACTGAATGACGAGGCTTGGAAGGTCATTGATACTGAACTTTCAATGGTTATTCAGGACACAGATACAGAGAAGAATAAAGACGACGAACTTGTAAAGGCTCTTTTCAATGTAAAGACCTCAAAGAAGTTCGGTGAGAAGCAGGGTTCAATGACCGAGTTCGGTAACTTCGAGGAAGTTACAGAAGGTGATAACGGTGTTGCAGACGACTATCAGATGGGCTTCAGCAAACTGATAGAGCATCATCAGTTCATCAAGACCTTTATGTGTACCAGAGAAGCAAAGGACGACGGAAATATCGACCTTATGAAGCAGACGGCTGCTAACTTCGTTCGCGCATACAAGCGTTCAAGAGCGCAGTACGCTTCCGACGCACTTGTTACAGAGGGTGCTTCCTTTATCTATGGTGGCAAGTCCTATGACAAGACAACGGGCGACGGCAAGGCACTTTTCGCTACCGACCACCCCGGCAAGAAGACGGGCGTTGCAGACCAGTCAAACGTCTTCACAAAGGCATTTGGTAATGACGCAACGGTTCTTTACACTCTTGCAAATATCGGACGTAACTTCAAGAATCAGTCGGGTAACGTAATGGGTTACACATTTGATACCCTTATTATCCCCGGCAACTGTCCTAGACTTGAAGACCTTGCAAAGAGAATTATCCATTCACACCAGATCGTAAACAGCCCGAACAACGACATCAACACGCAGGAAGGTATCTGGAAACTTATCGTTGACCACAGATGGGAAGCGGCTACGGGAACAGAGCCTTACATCATAATGAGTTCGGAAGCGCAGAGAGAACTCAACGCAGGCGTCTTCTACGACAGAGTAGCACTTGACGTTTCTAACGAAGTTCTCAACAAGAGCCGTAACCTTGAATGGAGCGGTTACGCTAGATGGAGCGCGGGCTTCAATAACTGGAGCGCATACATTCTCGGCGGCGCACAGAACGGTACAGTTCTTTAATAAGGGGGCATATATGACAACAAAAGAACTTAAAGTGGGTGACACCTTTCTAGAGGGTAAGTTAGTCTACAAAGTTACTAAAGTTGTTGGCTCTAAAGTCGAAGCATCTTGGACGGGGGAAACCTCGTCCGAGACTTCGGTTTTTACAGAAGCCAATGTAAAAGAAGAAGTTAAGGAAGAAGTCAGGGTAGAGGAAGAAGAAGTCGATCTCTATTCTATTTCCTACGCACAGTTAAAGAAAATGTGTGCAGAAAAGGGTCTTGACGCAAAAGGCTCAAAGGCAGACCTTATCGCAAGATTAGAGGGATAATATGAACACTTGGTATGATTTAAAACTTGCCGTATTACAAAAAATGTTTGCGGCTGACGATAAGATAGAGAAAGACGAGTCAACGCTTGGCTATCTCGCCGCTATGCCCCATTGTGCTAACGAGGGGCTTGCTTTTCTAGCAACGGCAGGCAAGTTTATTACGAAGTCCGTAAAGATAGCGCAGATGGATATACAGAACCTCATTTCTAACTCTATTGCAAACGCTATACACGAATTTTCGGACACGTATTCATATCAGGCAGACGAGGGGCAGTCTTTTTATTTTGAGGTGTCGGGAAACGGCACTTGCGCTATATATGTCGGTGATACCTTATTCGACACTATCACCATTGAAACACAAGGCTACGAAGCGTTTAAGGGGCTTATAACAAACACCGAGAAATTGCCGGTTAAGTTTGAGTTCACTACATCATATCCTATGGCATTAAAGAACGTAGCCATATACAAAGAGAGTTTTGCCGACGCTGATGCGGTCGTACCTTTCACGGACAAGATTAAGTACGATATGGTAGCACTCGCACCCGATTTCTATATGATTGACCCGCAGGGTATCTACTATGAGGGTTCATATCAGCAGTATCTCCAAACGTCAGACTTTTATCAGGAAGGTACAAAGACACTTGTTCTTGACCGCGATATGATAGGAAGTTTTACGATTTATTATAGAGCGTACCCCGAACAGATTACGGCAGACACGGAAGATACCTACGAACTTCCGATAGACCCCGAAGTTTACGCTCTTTTGCCCTTATATATGGCGTCAGAATTATATAAGGACGATGATCTGGGTATTGCGACCTCTTATAGAAACGAAATGGAAGTCGGCTTTGAAAGGCTCGTTAATTCTGCGAACCTTTCTGCATTTGAAGAATTTACTAGCGATAGTGGGTGGATTTAATGGCGGTTCAATTCAAAGTACCAAAATCTCCGTCAAGGGATATAGACGCAACTGATACCTTTTTAGGGGTTGATTTAACGAATACGGGCGTATCTATGGATATTTATAGGTCGCCTAACGCCCCGAATATGGTAAGGGATGTACCGGGCAAAGTCCGTAAAAGAATGGGCTACTATAAAGAAGTCCTTTTCGGAACGGAAACAAATGTCAATTTCGCCGCAGGCACGTCAGCACAAGAGAAAGAAGTCTTCATAACTGTTGCAGACATAAACACGGATATAAAGGTCTACGACCTTATTCAGACCATAAAGAGCAAGGACGAGAACGCGTATACTCTCTACCTTGAATTTGATTATATGTCGGAAGACGAGTTCACAATCTTCGGTATGTCGGTGGAAGCAAGCGAAGACTGGACTCATTTTTCTGACTCTATTGAATGTGCAAGCGCGGACGAATTTACAGAGGTTGATGTAAATTCTGCGGTAGCGCAGTCTATCTTTATAAAGAACTTTTCCCTTATGAGGGCGAAAGACGAGAACTACGAGTGGAGTCCTGCGCCTAAATACTTCGTTGAAAGAGAAACTAACGATCCGATTTACGGGTGTCACTTTCTTCGTAATGCGTCTAGGGCATACGACGGAGATAGAATACTCAACACCAACAGAGCATTAGAAACTGGTGAAGAAATACACCTTGAGAACGTATCGTCGAGAACGCTTATAGCAAAACTTGGAGAAGTTCCGTGTAACGCTCAAAAACTTTACTTGGAGTTTGACGTAAAATCGTCTGCCCCCGCATTTTTCTTTATTGGCGGTCATCAAATAGGGTTTGTAAGCACGCTTGCTGATTATTACCATTATAGCGACGAAATAACCCCAGATATGGACTTTTCTTCGCCGCCGACTGGATTCTTCCCAGAAACACGTCTTATGGAAGTAGAAGCGGCAAGCGACACTATTGCTAACCTTTACATAAAGAACCTTTCCATAATGTACGAAAAGGACTCTGATTACGAGTGGAGTCCTGCACCAGAGGACAATTACGAGAAGTTTCACATAAAGGATATGTATAATATCGACCCGAAAGAGTTGGCGAAAATGGAGTCTTTAGATAAAGACACCGCCACTATTTCGTCGTCGGAAGTGGTTGAAGAAATAGAGTTAATGGAAGACCCCGTATTTTCGCCAGTTTACGGGAAGAATTATATCTATTTTTCTTTTGACCTTACTACGTCTTTGGAAAACAGCGAAGCAGTCCTTTCATACGTTGAACTGGAGTGGAAATACAAATTCCGTATTGAAACATTGGAAACATTCTTTACGGATAGGGTAACTGAAAACTATAAGAAACAGCACTTTGATTTATTCAGATATTTTGATAACTGTTATGGACTGGATAAACTTAAAATCAAGTTTTTGTTATCATCTGGAAGTTCAAAGGCGCATATATCCTTATCCAATATAAAGATACATACATATCAAATACGAGATTCTTTTCTGTCTTCCCCGAAGTGGTTTTTATACCACGTCGGAAAGGATTTCTATTTAAGACCAAACGAGTCGGATAGGTTTTCTATTGTTTATTCAGAAGCAAACGAACACGTTAGTAAGTCGTGGCAGTTGAATAATAATAGTTACATTATAGACGGCAAGGATATTTACTCTTTCTCGATAGAGGAAAGTGAAAAGGTCGAGGTAATAGGACAAGATAACGCTTTCATTCCGACCGTTACGATAGCAAAAGAACCTACAGGCGGCGGTACTTCATACGAAGCGTTAAACCTTTTACAACCGGGCTTTTATGAGTTATTTCAGGGAAAGGCAAGCGTAAAGAAATATCAACTTTCTTTTGACGGACTCGACAAGACAGAATGTAAGGCGTGGCTTTTGGATAGTAACGCCAACTGGAATTTAAAGGTAGAAAATACAGACTTTACTGTAAATAGGTCTACGGGAGAGGTTACATTTCTTACCGCCCCCGGTGTTTCGCCTATAACGGGCGAAGATAACATAAAGATACTCGCATATAGAACTGTCGAGGGGTACAGAAGCAGAATTACAAAGTGCCTTTTTGGGGCTTTGTTTGGTGTTGGCGGAGCGTGTGACAGACTGTTCCTTTCGGGAAATCCTGAACACCCGAATTGGGATTTTTACTCACAACAGTACGACCCGACCTATTTCCCCGATACGGGTTATTCCGTAATTGGTTCAGAACAGTCAAGGATAATGGGCTATGCGATAGTAAGCAACTATCTCGCTACCTTTAAAGACGGGTTCGACCGGTCGCAGTCGGTATTTATCCGAGAGGGCGACATATTAGAGAACGAGGAAACGGGTCAGTCAGACCCCGTATTCAAACTGATAAATACATTACAAGGCGAGGGCGTTGCGGCGTCCTATTCTTTTGGGTATTTACAGACAGAACCGTTATTCCTTACAAAAGCAGGAGCATACGCTATCACCGAGCAGGATATAACGGGTGAAAAGTATGCGCAGAATAGGTCGTTCTACCTTGACGGCGTTTTAAGGAAAGAACCGAACCTTGATAAAGCACAGGCGGTTATATACGACAATCAGTACGTTCTTTCCTTAAATAATAAATTGTTTGTCTTGGACGGCTTGCAAGCCACTAGGACGGACAAGAGCGAACCCTATGCAACAAGACAGTACGCAGGGTTCTTATGCGATGATGTACCGGCGGTAAGTATATGGGCTGACGATACGATATGTTTTGGAACAAACGACGGTAAGGTGTGCAAGTTCTACACGGACGAAAAGGCGTTAGAGAGTTATAACGACGACGGCAAAGCGATCTACGCTTGTTGGGAAACGCCCGATCTAGACGACAAACTGTTCTATAAGAACAAGACGTTTAGGTATCTCGCTGTAAGACTGATGCAGTCGTTGAAGACCACGGCTAAAATGTATTCTCGTAAGTTAGGTGTGTGGACGAAGATATACGAGAATATGATTATCTCGAACCCCATAGACTTTGAGAACTTTGACTTTAACTTGTTCACGTTCAGCATAGACACGACCGAAAAGTTAATGCACTCGAAAGTAAGGGTCAAGAAGGTAGACAAGGCGAGGTTCAAGATAGAGAACGGGGAACTGAATGAGCCGTTCGGGTTATCTGATTTAGCACTAGAGTACATTCAGAGCGGAAACTATAAGGGGTAAAAAAATGGCATTTGAATCACGGATAACAAACACAGAATTAAATTCAAGGGGTGCGACGACCCTTGCCAATCAGCCGAAAATATCCGCAACGGCATTGAAGCAGGAATTTGACGCACCCGCAAAAGAGATAATCGCGCCGAAGTATAACGCTTTAATTGACGAGTTAGAAGCGACAACGGCGGCTGAATCTCTTGGAATTGTAGCACCCGAAGGAAGGGGAACAAGCGAGAACATTCAAGGAGTCGTCGATAAGATTTCCCTTGACCTTGCCCTTTTGGAAGGTAGTTTTGTTGAAGTGGCAGAGCAGGCGCATACGCACGAGAACAAGGAACTGCTTGATACTTATTCACAGACCGAGGAAGACCTTGCAAGTGCAGTATCGAAGAAGCACGACCATTCTAACAAGGCATTACTGGATACCTATAATCAGACCAATGCTGACATCTCAAGCGCGGTAAGCCAGAAGCATACACATTCCAACAAGGCTTTACTTGACACCTATTCACAGACCGAAGCGAACCTTGCAGATGCGGTCAGCAAAAAGCATAGCCATTCTAATAAGGCGTTGCTCGACACATACACGCAGACGGAAGCGAATTTAGCGAGTGCCGTTGCGAATACTCACACGCACTCTAACAAGAGCCTTTTAGATACCTACACGCAGTCGAATAGCAACATAGCAGACGCGGTAACAAAGAAGCACGACCATTCTAATAAGACGGTTCTTGATAAGTTCGGCGAGAACGCAAGCGGTAAGCCTACCTACAATGGCGACCCGATAGGCGGTGGAAGCGGAACGGGCGATATGTCTTCGGACGATTATGACCCCGATTCTACCGTTTACAATGCAGGCGGTATCGTAGCGTATGTAGAGAGCCAAGCACCCGTAGAAGGTAACGGCATTGATATAACGAGCAGGACGATTTCGCTTGATTTAGATTACCTCACGGCAAGCAGACTTGGATTTATCGACGAAGACGAGAAGGGAGCAACGAATGGTGTCGCTACCCTTGTAAGCGGTAAAGTACCGAGTTCACAGTTGCCGAGTTATGTTGATGACGTAATCGAGGGATATTACAAAGTCGCAGACGGGAAGTTCTATGAAGATAGTTCTTACACGACCGAGATAACGGGCGAGAGCGGAAAGATATACGTTTCCCTTGATACGGATAAATGCTATCGGTGGAGCGGAAGCGCATTTGTGGAAGTAAGCCCAGGTGCTACATACACGGCAGGCGACGGCATAGACATAACAAATGCCGTAATATCAGTCGACGAAATGCCGTCATCGGATATGTCGGATGTTGTATATCCGTTGCCGACTACACTACAACCGATAACAAACCCTGTCGGTTGTATTATCACGATGATGGGTGTCGATGCTCCAAGCGGATATTTGAAGTGTGACGGCACTGTATATAACATAGCAGATTATCAGAACCTTGCGGATTTCTTTGCAGATCAGTTCGGAACAGCCAACAATTTTGGCGGTGACGGCTCGACTACATTTGCAGTTCCCGACCTTCGTGGTGAGTTTTTAAGGGGTACAGGAACAAACAGCCATAGCGGAAACGGCAACGGTGCGGCTGTCGGTGTTCATCAGAACGGTACGACACACAGAGAATTGTATCTTGTCAAGCGTAAGGATAATTCGGGCAGATGGCTTAATATAACATATTCGTCAACGGACTATTCGAGCGAGGACAGCACAAACTACTACTATGGAAACGCAAATACCGATTACATCGGAACAAAGACATTGGCTTCTTACGTTGCAGTTACCGAAGAAAGTAGTTCATCAAGCGGTGGAACATTTAAGTCAAGACCGACAAACACATCAGTTCTGTACTGTATCAAATTTTAAGGGGGTTAAGATATGAGTTTGGCAAATCCAAAAACAGCCGTTACAGAAGAACGGCTTGCTGATTTTTACACGGCAATCAAGCCCTATTTAGGCGCGACGGAAGTTGACTCGGCATTAAGTCCTACGTCTACGAACCCCGTACAGAACAAGGTAGTCAAAGCGAATTTAGATTCTTGGACGCAGGCGGCTACGGCGGCTACGGTCGGTAGTGACGTGGTAGTAGAGTTTGATAATCTGTCCGACAACTACGGATATTCCTTATACGGAGTAGACGAAGACGTGACATACACTTCGGTCACAGAGAGTACGGGAACAATCACAGGAACGATTAAACTGACCTATGTTTTAGACGGCGCGACAACAGGCGTTACACAATGTAGATTAAGGATTCTAAAGTAAAGGAGAACGGGAAATGGTAGAAAGAAAGTTTTTCGTAGAGTTCAACACTCACAATGGTAAGACGGATGCGTGGAATTACAAGCAGACTAAAATGTTTGCTGACCTTGATACGGCAAGAAAAGAGTTCTATACGGACTTATCAACGTACATTCAGTACGGCGACCTTGACCACGTATCGGTAGTTTTGTTTGATAGTTTCGGCAATCAACTTCTTCACGAATACTGGGATGCACCCGAAGAACCCGAACCCGAACCTAACGAAGAATAAATACTCATTCACAGTGTAACCTCCATAAAGCGGACTGTCTTCGGGCAGTCCGTGATGAAAGGAAAACGTTATGGCTTTGATAGAAGCAAAAGGAAAGGGTAGCAGTTCCCCCACTTGGGAAACGTGGGTTTTAGTGGGTAGTTCGGTATCCGCTGGGAACACCACAACAATAACCGTACAAAATTCATTGTGGTCGCAGTACCCCGAACGTGATTTACGTGGCTTAACTTATGGCACGGACTGGTTTATAGTTCCTTATCGGTTTCCCGCAAAAGTACCGTCCGTGCCGAGTGGTTCAGCCCTTGGTTCAATATCTTTTAAAATAGACAGTGTTACTCAAAGTACAACTTCTACTCGTGACGTAATTACGTGTATGTATGACTGTATGAACAATTCATACATTACAATGTCTACGACAGCCAATTTGTATTATTTTAGAGTATATAAAAGAGTTGCATAGAGGAAGAAAAATGTATATAAAGGCAAAAAAAGGCAGTTCGGCAGGAGTAACGTATTCTACAATAAACGGGTCAAGTGGTGAAAGCATTACGGACGGAAGAAAGATAACCTATAATATATCGAGCCTAAATTTAACGGGCAAGATATTAGGAACAGACTTCATAATAGTTCCCGAAATGATAGCAACATCGCCTTCAAAAAGACATACAAGCGATATTTCTTGTTATATGAATGTTTCAACAAACAGCGATAATACGCGGGCATACGTTGAATATACATCAGACGCGTCGACCTATATTACACTTGCATCGGGGTCTTCTTCCAATAAAATAAGAGTCTATGTGTTTGGATAGAAAGGAGCGCATTATGAACAACATTTTTAGTTCAAAAGTGTATGACTGGCTCAAATGGACGTGCGTTATATGCTTGCCTGCATTGAGTACATTCACAGTAGTAATCGGTCAGATATATCATTTTGAAGAAATAGCAGGAATGGTAGCGCAGACAATAACGGCTGTGGCAACGCTTATAGGTTCGCTTATATGCGTTTCGTCTATTCAGTATAACAAAGGAAACAAAGAATGAACGGTATAGACGTTTCAAAACATCAAGGGAATATAGACCTATCGGTAGTTCCCTCGGACTTTGTAATAGTAAAAGCCACACAAGGCACGACGTACATATCCCCGCAGTTCAGCAGGCAGATAACACAGGCTGAACGAGCGGGGAAACTTTTAGGCGTATATCACTATGCGTCACAAGGCGGGGCGATACCCGAAGCAGAACACTTCCTTAAAACGGTCAAGGACTATATCGGGAAAGCGATTTTAGTCCTTGATTGGGAAGGGGAGCAGAACCCTAACTTCGGAAACCCCGAATACGCAAAAGCGTTCCTTAACTACGTCAAAGAAAAGACAGGCATTACGCCTTTTATATATATGAGTAAGTCGGTATGCCGACAATATTCTTGGGATTCTTCTTTTCCCTTGTGGTGTGCGCAGTATAAAAATCAGCAACCGACTGGCTATCAAGACAACCCGTGGACAGACAACAAAGGCTTCGGAGCGTGGCAAAGTTGTCAGATATTGCAGTATTCATCCAAAGGTCGCTTAAACGGATATAGCGGCAACCTTGACTTGGATAAAGCATATATCTCACCCGAAGAATGGCTTATGTACGCGAAGGGCGAAATAACACCTACCGAACCGATTACACAGTACCCGCTTTTAAAGAAGGGCGATAAGAACGAATATGTCCGTCATTGGCAAATGTTCTTGAACCTTAACGGGTATAACTGCGGAAACGCAGATGGGATTTTTGGTGTAAAGACAGAAGCGGCGGTCAAAAAATGGCAAAAAGACCACGGCTTAAAGGTTGACGGCATAATCGGCAAGCAGACTTGGGGAAGCCTGCCGAGTATGAGATAAGGGGTGCGAAATGGACGGAACAGTTATTACGGGCATACTTGCCTTGATAGGAACATTAGTCGGTACGTTCGGTGGTATTCTTACTTCCACAAAATTGATGAACTACCGCATTGAACAGTTGGAAAAAAAGATAGAGATTTTAGGCGGAATTATGGAAAAGGTCACGATCTTGGAAGGGAACGACAAGTTGTTAAACGAAAAGATTGATGTGGCTAATCATAGGATCGCTGACTTGGAAGAAAAAGTTAAGTAAAAGGGGGCATATAAAAATGGCAAGAGATTTAAAGAGTCGTGGGTTTAGCAGTTACAACGCGGACCGTTTTCGTAATTACTCGGTTTCGCCGATAGGTTCTAACTTGACTAGCCGTGATTATCCCGGTTCAACGGGTATCAATTCGGGGAACATTGGGGTAACAACAACTGCGTTAAAGCCTAGAAACACTAGCACGGGTTCGACAAAAAAGACCGGCGGAGTGTCAGGGTTTAGCGCAAATCTTTCGAGTATGTTCCAAAAGAACCCGTGGGATGACTACCTTAATCAGCGTAATAGTCTGGCACAGGCGGCATACGACAAGGGTATGGGCGCACTTGACGCGGCGTTTGGTGAGTATATGGCGGCACTTGCAAACAACCTTGAAAGTGCAAAGGGCGCATTAGAAGACTCATACGGACGCTCAAAACAGAACATTGCAGAAGACGCGGCACAGTCTTTGAAGCAGGCTTATATCAATAAGATGCTGTCCGCAAAGAACTTCGATCAGCAAATGTCAGCACAGGGAATTAGCGGCGGTGCTTCCGAAACGACAAGAGCGGCTATGTCAAACAACTACGGCAATGCCCGCAACGATATAAATGCACAGAAAGCCCGTAACCTTTCCGAACTTGAAGGTCAGTACAATGACAACATTGCACAGGCTTATCAGGCATATAATCAGGCAATGGCGCAGGCACAGTTACAGAAAGCAATGCAGGCTATCGAACTTGAAAATATGCTTGCTGACGGACAGATTGCGGCACTTGACGATTACTATTCGCTTATGGATAAGTACGGCGGGTTTGGAAGCCTCGGTGACTTTTCTGCACAAATGAGCGGTATCGGCGGTGGACTTGACAACTATGAGTTCTCTCCGACCGAAGCAAAGAACACAGTATCGACCCCCGAAGTGATACAGTCACAGAATAACGGCGCAGACCAGAGAGATTACTCTAATCTTCTTGTGGCATTGCAGGCTCTTATGAACAAGGCAAACGGTAACGGTATGCCTACGGCTATGAATAGTAACTACCTAAACGCACTTCTTTCACAGTTAAGGGGGGCTAGATAATGGCGAAGATAAATGATTACTCTAACGGCAAAGAAAGGCTTATATCAGCGTGGAATGACGCAGGGGATAAGAGATACGGCTTTCTTTCTAAAGACCGTTCTTGGGAAGACCCTCGCAAAACGAGATACGGTTTTGGACTCGATAACATACTTGACCCGTATGGCGGTGTTTCAGATAACGAGATAAAGACGCTTCTCGGAACGATTGATTATGGACGTGACGGTGACACAATCGGAGCAGGCTTTACGCCCAACTTCTTTGCAGGCAGACGAGAAACGACCCCTATGACCGAAGGCGGTAGTTATGTAGGCTATGATAATGGGAATGTCGGAGCGCAGGCAGGAACATACGAAACACCGCAAGGAAATGTAGGTGTTTATTTGGACGCATTAGGACAGACCCTTGCTGACGCAGGAATATGGGGCAACAAAGGGGCGCGAAGTATGGGTTTATATGCCGCGCCACTCGGAACTAGAGATTATGGTAAAACCTCATACGGGGAATTAGATACGCCGCTTGGAATGTTTGGATATGGTAGAGATAATGGCGGTGTATTGGCAGATTTTACGCCGGATAACCAAGCCTATATGCAGGCTATAATCAATCTTTTAAGAGGAAGATAAATGGCACGAAGAAAGAAAAGGGGCGGAGAAAATACCGCCCCTAAAAATGTGAATAACGGTGCGGCAGGCGTAAGACAGGACGTACTTGACGCACTTTCTAAAGGCAAATACGGTCAGTTGACCGGGAGAACCCCTCAATACACCAAATCTAACGAGCAGAACGTCGCTCAACGCAGAGTTCCCTCATTAAACGGTATTAAGCCTATTAGTGCGCCTAAAAATACCGAGCAGAAAACTGAACAGAAGAAGACAGAAATTCCAAAGCAGGACGTAAAAACCGAAGCACCGAAGCAGGAGCGCAAGGAAGAACCGAAGAAGACGGAGAAAAAGACCAAAAAGACCGTTACTACGTCCAATATGGAGTTCACAAAGGACTTAAAAGAGAACAAAGCAAAGCCCATATTGAGCGAAAAGCAGTCCGATCTCGTCAAAACCATAAGCAGCGAGAAGAAGACAGTTCCCGTAATGGACGACAAGCAGAAGAAACTTGCGGCGAAGGTCGAGAGCGAAAAGGCTAAAGCCCCGAAGCCGTCTGGCGTAGCGTCTACTCGTAGGTCTAAAGAGGAAATGTCTATGGATAAGGCTATGCGTTATCAGCAGAGCCTTGAAGACGAAGCCAAAAAGTATTCCTTTAATGAAGAAACAAAGGCAAACAATACCCTTGATAAGAAAGACTTGGCATACGCCCAAAGGCTCGTAGACCAGTTTGGCGAAAGCGACTTAACAAGAGAGTCTATCCTTGAAAAAGCACGTAGAGAAGGTTGGGAAGAAAAGTATAACAAGCCTATTGAACAGATTTACGATGACCTTATTGCCGACCAAGGAAATATTAGAATGGAACGCGGTAAAGAACACCCGATCCTTTCAGAAGCGGGAACTGTACTTGGCAACGTACCTATATCTTTAATAAGTACATTACCGAGTTTGGCGGCTAATGCTATTGCGCCCGAAAGCGAATTTGCAAAGAAAGCGGAAGAAGCGCGTAGCAAGGCAGAAGAAAATAGACGTTATCTCCGTGAAGGTGTCAAAGAGAACACGGGCGACACCGGGGATAAGATTATTGATACAGTCAATGCCGTTGGCGACAGAATGGTAAATACCTCTTTTGGTAAGTTACTTGGTGGTAATGTCCTCGGTGGCGTTATGGCAGGACTTTCTGACGCTAATCAGCAGATGGAGAACCTTAATCTCCGCCCCGATATGGACGCCCGCAGAAAGGCTCTTACTGCGCTTGCGCACGGCGGCGTAGAGGGTCTTGGAACGGCTATTACCACGGGTTTACTTGATAAGATACCCGCTCTTAACGGAATAGGCGGAAGACTTCTTAATGTTGGTAAAGGCGCAGGCAACGCGGCTATCGAGAACTCTATATCAGAAGCAGTAGAAATGGGTCTTGATTCCGCTATTAACGGAGAGAATAGTCAGAAGCAACTGAACAAGGCTCTTTATATGCTTAACGGAATGAGCGAAGAAGAAGCCGAGAAACAGTCTTGGATAGACGTTGCAAAGCAGGCAGGAAACGCGGCTCTTACTGGCGCACTTTTTGGCGGCGGTATGCAGGGGCTTAAAGAAGTCAGCGACGTAGCCAAATCCAAAATACCCGATTTATACGGAAGATATAAGTCGGGCAAGTTGGAAAGGGAAATCGGAACAAACGAAGACATAAGGGCTATCCTCAATGACGAAGTTTCCGAGTCTACACCCGAAGTTGACAATGCAAGAGTTCGGCAGGAAGCAGAACAAATCGCCGAACAGCGCAACCTTGAAGCAGAGAGAGCGCAGGCAGAAAGAGCGCAGTCCGATATGGATACTCTACGCCAGATGCTTGCTGAACAACCCGAAAAATTACAGACACCTATGGAAAAACTGGGGGCGAATTTAGACGAAAAAGTGCCACAAACCCAGCAAAATCAAGGGTCTGAAAATTTACAAGAGGGTATGGGAAAACCGGGGAATTTAGATCCGACGGAAGAACCCCTGCCGACTTGGGATAAGTATGAAGTTGACTCCATAATGGATAATGACGGCTCTGAAAAGTTCTTTGTTGTCGGAAAGAATAACGATGGCACTATGGACTTCGCGGAGAAAGGCGTCTACTACAACTCCAAAAAGGAAGCGAGAGCGGCTATTAAGGCTCTTAAAAACGGGGAACGAACTGTAAAGGCAGAAGCACCCGTTGAGCAGGAAGCCGAGAATTTACAACCCGAAGCGGAAAAAGTACCCGAAACGCCCGAAGAAATTACAGAGCCTATTGTAAATTCCGAGGAAGCACCCGCCGGTCAACAGCCGCTTGTTTCTGACACGGTATCCACAAATAGCAAGGGCGAATCGGATGTAGTCACTAATTCTGCTATTAACGCGGGAATTATAAGGCGTTACGACTACGATAATGACCCCGTATTAAGAGAAATCGCAGAGTACGACAAGCATAGCAATGAAAAGACGTATAACGCCGCTCTTGAAAATGTAAGAAGAAACGGCGCACAACTACTTGACGAATACAATTCTGATAGGCGTCTTATTGATAACGATACTGACGTCGATCAGGCTATGATTTTGTTAAGAAACCTTAATGAGCAGATAAAGTCTGACCCGAAATCCGCAAAGGAACTTACGGCACAGAGGAATATGCTTCTTTCCAGATTGCGTAAAGCAGGAACGAAGTGGGGCGAATCCATACAAGCATTTGCCAAGTGGAACGACACGCCTGATGGTGCGCTGATTAACGGTGAGAAAATGAACAACGACCGTGTTAAGGTCTGGAAAAGCCGTAATCAGAAGCAAGTCGCGCAGAATGAAAAGGTAGCGGCAGACCTTGATAACATTGGGCGAGAAATCCCAGAGGGTGATGTAAAAACTGACGAGCCTATTACCACAAGGACAAACGCCCGAATGGATAGGGCTTTGCGTATGCAGGGCAATGACGGCACTATTGAAGCACAGCCGAAAGCACCTAAAACGCACGAGGAGATCAGAGCTGAAGTAACGAACTCTCTTAATAAGGAACTCGGTAGTATTGCCAAGAACCTCACGGAAACGGACATTGAATACTACACCAACCTTATAGAGAACAAAGTTCCCATTGGGGATATTGTAAGCGAAATAGAGCATAGGCTTAACTATGGTGAGTTCTATACGCTTGATGAGAGCATACCAGAGCCGAAGCCACTTCATTCCAAACTGTTGAGCGCGCTTAATTCTCTTGTTGAAACAGAAGAAGAAGCACCAAAGCAGGAATTATCAATAGACGAACTGCGCAATCAGGTAAGGAACACCCTTGAACGTGAATCTGCAAGTATCGGAGAATTTACGGACGAGGACGTAGATTATATCGCAAACCTTATCCAGAACGGAGCGACCAAAGAAGAACTTGCGCAGGCTCTTGATACAAAGATGGCTACGGGCAAGTTTGGTATTTCGGCAGAAACCCAGACGAAGGTCAACCGTTTGTTTGAACTGGCAGACCATTATGACCCGAACAGCAAGGAAGCCGTACAAGCAAAAGCCGCCGCTTATCGTCTAATAGCGGACGAAGTAATAGGCGACGCCGCACCGTTTGAAAAGTTTGAAGCGTGGCGTTATTTGGCAATGCTCGGAAACCCGAAGACAATGCTTCGTAACTTTGTTGGTAACGCCTTATTTAACGCTACAACGGGCGTTTCCAACACTTTGTCGGCGGCACTGGAAGCGGGCGTAGACAATAGCATAAAACTGACTAAAAAGGGATTAAACAAGGCGTTTAATACCAATTTTGACACCTCAAAGGGTATCGAAAGAACGAAGTCAGTCCTTATCCCCGGAAAAGACCACGCTCTTATCAAGGGCGCGTGGGAAGACGCCCCCTCACACAGATACGCGCAGTTAAACGGTGGAAAGTACGAAAAGAGTGGAGTAAGGGATAAAATAGCGGCTGAAAAGTCTGTTTATAATAGCAAGTTTATGAGGTTGTACGAAAAGGCAGTAGATGCAGGAATAAACGATTATCCTGCAATACGCACAAAGTATTCTACTTCTCTTGCAGGGTGGATGAAAGCCAACGGACTTGACGAGAAAGCCTTTGACGCTGAACCTAGATATAAAAACCTTCAAGCCGAAAGTAAAGTCAGGGTTCTTACAGACGCGGAACGCGCTGAAATGGCAGACCTTAAAAAGACTATGGACTTGCTTGAAAAAGGTCGTGATTATGCCATAGATCAGGCAGAATACGCTACTTTCCACGAGGATAACGCAATCGCAAAGGCTCTTTCAAAGGCTACAAACTCGCTTATTCATAGCGATAATAAGGCTACTAGGGCGTTTGGCTATATGATAGAGGGTGTCGTACCGTTTAAGAAGACGCCTGCAAACATTCTCCGTAGTGGTATTGAGTACAGTCCTCTCGGAGCAATAAACAGTATCGCAAAGACTGGCAAACTCATATATGAGAATACTGGAAAGCGTAAGGGTAATCTCGGTGATACATACACGAAAAAAAGTATGTGGCGTGGAAATGAAAAGGAAGTCCAGAGAACCCTCGCAAACGAAGTTATTGACAGTTGGAGCAAGACCTTAACGGGTTCTGGACTTGCAATGCTCGGCTACTACTTAAAGAGCAAGGGCATACTCAATTCGAGCGAAGCAGACGAGAAATATCAGGACGACCTAGAGGGTATTCAGAATTACTCAATAACGATAAACGGCAAGACGTACACACTTGACTGGGCTGCTCCTGCGGTTATGCCGCTTCTTTTGGGGGCAGAAATCAAGAAGACGTTTGACCGCAATGCTATACCCGATAAAAAGTGGTACACGGACACTGACGAAATAGTTGGGTCTGTAAACGCATTGCTCGAACCCATATTTGAAACGTCTATGATGCAGGGCGTACAAAACGTATTTGAGAGTGCCGCTAATGCTTCTCGTTATGGTAACGGCAAAGAAGCGGTCGGCGGTGTCCTCGGTTCGGTAGCGGCTAACGCTCTTACTGGATATTACACGCAGGCATTACCGACGGTTTTGGGTCAGGTTGCAAGGACGGTTGACCCCGTAAGAAGGTCTACCGATACGGCGACCGATAGTAGTTTCCTTGCGGGCATAGAAAAGCAAGGCAGAAAACTTATGAACAAGACCCCGTTCTTGTCGAAGTTTAACACGCCTTATGTAGACGCCCGTGGCGAAGAACAAACGAACAGTCCGTTTAATAATGTAGCGGGAAATCTCGCATATCAGACATTAAGCCCTTCGTATATAAGGGATATTGATACGAGAGAATCCGATACAATGGCTAGGAACGTATATAACGCCACTACGTTTGACGAAAACGGCAACGAAGTACCTATTCGTGACAAGGACGTATTTGCACCGTGGAAAAGCAGGATTACATACGGCGGAGAGAAATTCTCACCCGAACAGATGTATACTTACCGCACGGAGTCAGGTAAAGCAAGCGAAGAAATCAGAACCGCTCTTGCCAAAGAGCCGTGGTTTAACAACCTTGACGGGCAGAAGCAGACCGACATTCTTAAAAAGGTTAATTCCCTTGTAAACAAGATAGGTCTGGAAGCCAACGGCTACGAGCAGGACGACAAAGCACTTGACGCTTACAAGCAGAGTATACCCGCCTTAATGAACTACTATCGAGGGAATCAGTTTAATAAGACCCTTCAAAATGCGGGCATAAGCACCTCGTCGAAACTTGCAGACAACGCAAAAGAAGCGTTAAATACTGGCGGAGAAGAAGCGGCGCAAAAGGTAATTTCAGAAGGGTTGCAAGAAAGAGATAGGGCAAAAGAACTAGGCTTTGTTGACAAGGACGGAAGTATAAACGTAGATCAGTACAACAAGGTAATGGCGAACGCCGGAGATAACCGCGCTCGTTTTGAGAGAGATATTCCAGTCCTTAAACAAGCCAATCTTAACCGCGACTCATACGACTTCTATTTGAACGCAATTAAGAACCATCCCGAATTAAGTGCTTCGGAGTTCGCTAGGAAGTATAACGAGATAGACACGAATAAGGCTAACAAACTTATTCAGGACGAAATGATGGCTTACATCATCAAAAATTACAAGAACCCTAGTAATTTAACGGAAGCCCAAATGAACGCGGTGCTTGACCTCTGGCAGACGTACAGTGACGGAACTTGGAAGCAAGTACCTTACGTCAAGAAAGACGGAACTTGGAGCAAGCATACCCCAAACAAATAAACTGTTCCATTTTTGGAACATCAGAAGTGTAACTATTAAGAACCCCCTTTGTATGGTTATAATTTAATCAGCAAAGGGGGTGTTTCTTATGGTTATATATATTTATAGTGTTTCAGTTGCTCTTTCGTTTATGATCGGAATAATAGTCGGGTACGCGTTGAATGGTGGTTTCTGATTTTACGAAGCCCGAACTCGATTATTACAGAGAACAGTGTAATTTTGTCGGGAACGAAGTTGAAGTTTTTGAGTTGCGAAGTCAGGGAATACCGCTAGAGGAAATAGCAGAATCCCTAAATATGTCAGTAGAGGGCATAAAAAAGGTCAGTCGAAAGGTAAACAGCAAAATAATGAGAGTACACTTTTAAGGCACTTACCGTGAATGGTGGGTGCTTTTTTTTATTGCCATAATCAAGGTATGGATATAAAGAAACTGTACGAAAAAGTCATACAGAATAAAGACGTACACGGAATACCGCTTGTCTTCATCATTACGGTACTTAACGCCGTTCTTGAAGCAATAGGCGACGGAGATTGTTTTTACGAGAATGAGTAAAGGAGATAAATATGTTCCAGTTTCAGAACCCTACACCCCCGCAACCTACACCACAGGTAAGCCCGGAGCAAATATCCTACGTTAGAAGTCTGCTTTCAAAAAAGGGAATCAGCGCAGAAACTTGGGTACGGCAGTTATGCGCCCAACGTGGCATTAACGTAGACGAGTTTATGGAACAGTTTAAGAACGTGAACATTCCGTAAGCGCGCACGGTTTGTATAGACAATAATATAAGAAAGGAGTATAACTATGGATAATGGATCGGCATTTGGCGAAGGCTCTTGGATTTTCGGTCTAATCGTGCTTCTCGGTCTGTTCGGTGGCTTCGGCGGTGGCTTCGGTGGAAACAACGCGGCTATGGCAGGACTGGCAACTATGGCAGACGTGAACGCGGCTATCAATAATCAGAGCGTACAGAACAGTCTTAACTCTGCCCTTATCTCGTCAAACAATAACAATTACGAAACTGCGCAGTTAATAAATTCACAGACGCAGGCTATGATGGGGCAGGCTAACACCTCACTTGTCAACGCCATTCAGGGCTTTAACACGCTCTCTGGAAGCATATCAAACGGGTTCTCGAATGTAAGCGCACAGATAGCGGATTTAGGCTTTAAAATGGAAAAATGTTGTTGTGAGATTAAAACGCAGGCTCTTGAGAATAGGCTTCAGGACACGCAAGCGGCTTTGCTTGCAAGTCAGAACGCCAACGCAATTTTCTCGCAGAATCAGTACCTTCTTTCGCAGTTAGGAAGCTACACCCCCGCCGGTGGCGTGGTATGAGGTGCGAACAATGAAGGTGATAAAGATACTGTCGGAGAAGATAGAGGAAGAAATAAAGGACGCGAAAAGTTATGCGGAGATGGCGTTAAAGTACAAGGACGAATATCCCGAACTATCAAGAACTTTATACAATCTATCATTGCAAGAGATGGAACACAAGAACCTTCTACATAACGAAGTAGCAACGATCATTCGCAAGTATCGAGAATCGACGGGCGAACCGCCGGCGGATATGTTGGCTGTCTATGACTACTTACATAATCGGCAGATAGAAAAAGCAATGGAAGTCAAAACACTTCAAAATATGTATAAGGAATCCTAGAAAAAGGGGGTAGAAATACCCCCTTTTAACAGAACAAAGAACATATTGTTGCCACGACTTGCCACGGTCGAACAAGAAATAAAGTAAAAACGGTACTTATAAGCCTGCGGATAACAGGACTTGAACCCGTGACTCGAACACTCACAAATAGCGCGATTTAAAGGCGTTTCAGCCGTTTTTCCGCGTTTTTATCGAACATTTTATATAACGTATTTATGCGGTTTATAACCTCTGTTTATATAAAAAGTTGCCACGACTTGCCACGACCTGTCCTATAAATCACCCTCAATTACATTGTCTATCAAATCAAGCGCAGACCTTTTTCTTGCTTCGACTGCGTGACCATATCGGTTATAAATCATAGCGGGCGAAGACCACCCACCCAGAGAAGCGATTGTCATAACATCGACATTCTGTTCAAGAAGTTTTGTAGCAAAATAGTGACGTAACTTATGCAACGAGAAGTGTGGTATGTCTAGGGTTTTGCAGGCAGTATTGATAATCTTTGAAATATCGCCCGGATGATAATTGAAAGCGTAATGGTTTTCGCGTATAAGGTCGGCTACGTCCTGCGGTATTTCAATATCCCTGCGTGATTTTGGCGTCTTATTAACCTTAATTATCCATTCCTTTTTATCATTTTCTACTTTTGCTTTGGTTATGTGTAGAATGTTACCTTCAAGATCGTCGGCTGTGATTGCCATTATTTCACTACGACGCAAAGAATATACGCTCAAAACGACAAGCACATAGTATTTAGGGCGTTCTTCCTTGATATATTGTAAAAACCTGACAACTTCGTCATCCGTAGGAATGTAAGGCTCAACTATTTCTTGTTGTGGCAGTGTTATCTTTCCAACGAAGTCGTGCCTGTAAGCCTTAATTACAGAGCAAATAAAACTACTATAATTCTTCACAGTCTTTGGTGCGCGTTTTTCAGCCAAACGATTTACTTCTGCTTGAACGTCGTTCGCGGTTATGCTATAAATGTTCATAGAAGCAAACTCTCTTGATAGACGGTCAGGCATTTCCAAGTATTCTTTAACCGTTTTCGGCGAAATAACATTCCGACGCATTTCAACATACTGTTTGGCGGCATTACAAAAGATAAGAACATCCTTTGGGGCAGACGTATCTCCTATATGTTTACCGAGAGCGTAAAGTATTTCCGTTTCAGTCGGTTCGTGATCGAACGTAACACGGATCATTTTCCCGTTTATTTGTTTTCTGACTCGATAAGAGCCGGACGGAAGTTTCTCAATCTTCATTTTCTATCGTCGCATTTTTTCTACAAGGGCAAGACAACAACTGCGTCATAAGTGTATGGTTCATATCCATTAACTGATCTATACGCTTATCCTTTAGGGCAATTTGATTAGTTGCAAAGTCAAGGCTTGTTTGGAATTTTTCTGTTTCTGTTACTAATCGTTCGTTGTACTTGTGCTTCTGCTTCTCTAATTCCTCTTTCAGTTCCTTAACTTGCCTTTCCAGTTCAAAGAGCAAATCCTTCTTTAGTTTCAGAATTGATTTATATGCCTGCGTATCGGTGTCATCGTCGCTTTCAATCGTTTCCATATCGAGAAGTGCGTTTGCGATAGGGCGCAGGGTAGTTTCATATCTGAAAAGTTTTTCTTCCGAACCTTTAGAAAATACACGGGATAGTGTAGTTTTTGACACATATTCCCCGTTTTGTTCCATAAGTGAAACGATAGTGTCAAGCGAAAGTTTCTTTTCTTCCTTGACGTGTTTCAAGGAAAGTATAACTTCTTTCGTGTTTATCATATTGTTCGTCATATCGAACCCCCTGTTTCATAAGTAGAACTTTTTGCGGCATTGTATAAATGATATTATCACAACAGAAAGGAGAAGGTGCAATGTTAAGTTTAGGCGAATTTATTTTACTTTTTACAGAAGCGGACGTAGAAATCAAGGAGTCTGTTTCCGAGGTGCTAACAGAGTTTCAACCGCAGCCTGAATTTGAGGGTCAGACTCTTGATACTGTTTGTATAACCTGATGGCGTCCGATTCTTCGAGTGTCAGCCACCCTGCGAGATAGCCCGGCTCAACATTGAGGGCGTCGGCATAACGTCTTACACGGTCTAACGTCAAATCCTCTCGATCTTTTTCGACCGTGCAGACGGACGCCCTAGAACCGTTGCCGAGTTTTTCCGCAAGTTCGCCTTGTGTCATTCCGAGTTCTTGGCGACGTTTTTTAATTCTTTCCCCTATTGTCATAATAATCACCACCCTTCAAACGCATTATATCAGAAAAATAAATTCGTGTAAACTTATGGCTTGACAGCCGAAAGTATAATTGATATAATGCACAATAGTTAGCGTAACCGCTAACACCAAATCTTGTAGAAAGGAGCGTTCAAACTATGGTAAAGACACAAAATATCGACGTCGCAGGACTGAACGAATATATCGAAAAAAGCGGTATTCGTATCGGTCATATTGCAGACACGATTGGGATTTCCCGTCAGGCATTCGATAAGAAACGCAAGGGTATAAACAAGTTCAGACTTGCCGAAACGTATGTGCTTGCTGACTTGTTAAGAATGTCGGACGCAGAGAAGAACCGTATTTTTTTTCCGCCAGAAGTTAGCGGAAACGCAAACAACGACTAATGGCAAGGTCGTATCTGACTTTCCAAGCCCAGAAAGAAGCGGAACTTGCGACGCTAATCTACGGACTTATGAAAGTTAATGGGGTTTCACAAAGGCGACTTGCTAGTGAATTGGGCATTTCGCAACCGGCGGTATGCACGAAGTTGAGAGAAAAGAGATTTACTTACGACGATTTAGTGACGATATTCGACCTTTGCGGATTTTCCAACGAGCAGATTTTAAAAGTGATGAAAAAGGAGAAGAAAAATGAGTAGACGGAACAAGAACGCGAGGAGTAGAGGCTATTCCTCATTTGATGAGTTAAGAGATGCGACTTTAAGGTTCGACTTAACGAGCGGAACATTCAACCGAAAAAACAAGAATAGTTGCGGTTCAAAGCACATTGACGCAGACGTGACATTCTTTATCGGTGATAACAGTAGGGGCGGAAAAATGAAGTACGCTACGTTTTCAGTCAGAGATGACCTCGCTGAAACAATGATAAAGGGGTATGGAAGTCTGTGGACTTGCGGAATAGTAAGACAGGGCGCGTTTGAAAGACTCTATTTTATTCCCGATTCTATGGGTTATTCCCTTTATGACAACAAAGCAGGAAAACGACATTATTCAAGGATAAGGATAGACAGTTACGCGCCGTTTGAAAAGTATGTTGGTCGTCACGAATTGAAGTACGACGAGTATAACAAGGCGTACTACATTCTGTCGGACGAATAGAAGGGAGCGTGGGAGTATGAATAAAAGCAAATGTTACGGCGCGGGGTGTCTATTAGTTTTGCTTGGGGGTTCGGGTCTTGCCGAGATAAGCACAAGTAATCACGGGTGTTTTTGGCTATGTGCCGTCGTTTTCTCTTTAGGGCTTTCAATGTGTTTATGGAGTTATAAGAAATGAAAAGAGTAGAAGCGGCTATCAATTTAGAAATGGTTGAAGAACTAAAAGAAATGCGGGAACTAGATTTACTCAATAACCGAGTAGACGTAGACCCCGAAAAGGAAGAAAACAAGCATTTAAGCAAACTGGCGGACACCGCGTATGGAATGGATGAAAAGGAATTGTGCGTGATACTAGGCGTGGCGTTGGTGCGTTTCCCGAAAATGGTGTACCAAACTCTCTATTATTACGCAACGAGAAAGGAAGGGGAGAAAGAATGAAGCAGATCAATGTATTCGACAAGGGTGACGAGGTTTATATCAAGTACGAGATAGACAGTCTGATATTTAAGAACGGCACTCTCTATTACAAACTCAAAGAGCCGAGGAATGGCACATATCTTGCGAACGCTTACACGGCAGACGAGTTAATACCCGTAGGAGAAGATAAATGACAGGAAAAGTGAAAAGTTATAACCCTTCCACCCGGTACGGATTTATTACATCAGGCGGTGTAGATTTTCGCTTTCATAAAAACGACTGGGAGTTACGTCTTCCGCCGGCGGTCGGTATGGAAGTTGAATTTCTGAAAATCTTAACGGGAAAAGGAATGAGGGCAGTAGGAGTGAGAGGTACGAACGATGATGCACGGAATTAGTGACTGTTGCCGTTACTGCACTGAACGCTATGAAGCCTGTCACGACTATTGCGAAAAGTATTTAACGGCACAAAACGAATGGCACGCCTTTAAGGATAACGTCAAAAAAGCCAAAAGCGACGAGTACGAACTTTATAAGATCGAAGCCATACGGAAAGACAAGATAAGGAGAAGCAAAGATGGAAGAAAAAAATGAGGTTGTCGTCAAATTTTCCGAGAAGTTGACCGACAAGTTGTTGAGCGTTGAGAGCGCGTTACCAAAAGATTTTAACCGAGAGCGTTTCGTACAGAATTGCCTTGCGGTTATGAACGAAAACCCACAGTTGGGGAAGATAAATCCTGCACAGACAATTCAAGGCTTGTTGAAGGGCGCGTATCTTGGGTTGGACTTCCTTAATAGGGAATGTTATTTGATACCTTACGGCAATTCGGTACAGTTTCAGACCGATTACAAGGGCGAGGTAAAGTTCACAAAGAAGTATTCCATTAGAAAGATTAAGGACATATATGCGAAGGTCGTTCGCAAGGGTGACGAGTTCGCCGAGGAAATACGCGACGGAGAGCCGAGCATAGACTTTAAACCGATACCGTTCAATGACGACGAGATCATAGGTGCGTTTGCGGTAGTGCTTTACCAAGACGGCGGTATGGCGTATGAGGTTATGTCGGTCAAGGACATCAATTCTGTACGCAACAACTATTCAAAGGCAAGCCAGAGTAAGGCTTGGAAGAACAGTTTTGACGAAATGTGCAAGAAAACCGTTCTCCGCAGGCTCACGAAACACGTAGAAACGGATTTTGAGAGTGTGGAAGCGTTTAATAGTTGGCAAGACGGTTCGGGTATGGACTTTGCAAAGCCGATAGCACCCATAAACGACAAGGAAGAAGTAATAGACGTGTTCGAGGAAGTATCAGGCAACGCAGTAATTACAGAACCCGACGTAGAAACGAAGGGGGATACCGATGCAGAAGAATGATGATTTTATTTTGACCAACGACAATTACTATTCGCAGGAAGCCAACGAACGGTATATGTCAGTACATCAGTACCTTGATTTTGTCGGACATATGGGTATCACGGGTTGTGAAAAGCGTGCAATGGCTACCCTTGAAGGGAAATACGAGAAAGAGAAATCTACGGCTATGTTAGTCGGATCGTATGTTGATAGTTATTTTGAAGGTTCGCTCGACCAGTTTAAAAGGGATAACCCCGAAATCTTCACACAGAAGGGCGAGTTGAAAGCCGCCTATAAGCAGGCGGAGAAAATGATAGCGAGAGCCGAGCGTGACGAGAAGTTTATGGCGTATATGTCCGGCGAGAAGCAAGTTATCAAGACGGGGTATCTATTCGGGTGCGACTGGAAGATAAAAATGGATAGTTACATACCGCACAAGGCAATCGTCGATTTAAAGACCACGGCTGACCTTCATAAAGCGTGGAGAGTTCAAGACTACGGTTATGCGTCTGTTGCCGAGTATTGGGGATACACGGTTCAAATGGCGGTCTATCAGAAGATAGTAGAGATAGACACGGGCGAGAAGTTACCGTGCATTTTAGCCTTTATCACGAAAGAGGATAGCCCCGAAATCAAACTTTGCTATATCGACCAAATGACACTAGACCATTCCCTCAATGAAGTGGAAATGAATATGTCGTCCGTCCTTATGGTTAAGAATGGGGAAGCAGAGCCTATCCCGTGTGGCAAATGTGATTACTGCAAGGCGACCGAGCCGATAGAGGAAGTCATCAATATAGCAGACTTGATAGAGGTATAGGTATGATTACAAATTACACGGAAGTATGTATTTTTTGCTACCAACCGAAGCAGGACGTTCATCACCTTGTTTTTGGGAGAGCGAACAGACGCCTTGCTGATGAGGACGACTTAACGGTTCCCGTATGTCGGGAGTGTCACGATCTATTACACAAGCACGACAAAATCAGTAAGGTAATCGGGCAGTTAGCCTATGAGCGTAACAAGTGCGCAGAGGGTTATAGCGTGGACGCGGCGAGAGAGAGTTTCCGTTTGCGTTATGGGAAATCTTATTTATAGCCCCATAGAGCATATTTTTTTACAAAGACGGTTAGGACATAGCCTAACCCACAAAATTAAAAATTTGCCCTGTCTGCGTTAGCGAGAGGGGCATATTTAAGGGTTGCAACACCCGGCGCAAGCCAAAAGAAACGTAAATGTGCCGAGGAATTGTATCACAACTTTACCAAAAGCCATAGAACGCCCCCGAAAGGGGGCAGAAAGGGGGAGTATGAAGAAAGACCGATTACCGAAGGTCACGATAAGGGGCGAGTATTTCGGTAATAGAACGCTTCCGAGCCTTAACGATTATCTGAACAAAATCGGCAAGAACCCGAAAGCAGGGGGCAGGTTCAAGGCGGACTATGAGAAAGTTTGCATATCCGCTATCAGACGTTGCCTGCGAGGGTGGAAAGTTACACGACCGCCCGTAATTCTTCACTATAAGTTCTACGAGTTGAAGAAAGGCAAAAGGCGTGATGTGTCAAACATATTCAGCCTATGTGCCAAGTTTTTTGAGGATGCGTTACAGCAGACGGGTACGATCGAAAACGACAATCCAGACTGGATAGAAAATTTTACCACAGAGTTCAGTTGGATAGAGAAAGACCCGTATATCGAGATTGAGATTGAAGAAAGGGGAAAAGTATGAAAGAGAAAAGACCTACACAGAGGCAGAGGATATTAAAGTTTATGCAGACACACAAGAGAGGGATAACCGCATTGCAGGCGATAAATTCCTGCGGTTGCCTTGACCTTGCGGGGTGTATTAGGGATTTAAAAGAGGACGGCTACGCTATCGAGAGCGAGTTCATATCCGTCAGAAACCGTTTTAACGAGAAAACCCACGTTAAACAGTACAGATTAAAGGAGAAATAAATGGCAGAACGGAGAATGTTTGCAAAGTCAATAGTTCTATCAGACGCATTTCTTGATATGCCGTTATCCGCACGTTGCTTGTATTTCACGTTAGGAATGATGGCGGATGACGACGGGTTCGTAGGAAACCCGAAATCAATAATGCGCACTTGCGGGGCAAGCCAAGACGATATGTCTATCCTACTGCAAAAGAGATACGTTCTAGGCTTTGATACTGGAATTATTGTAATCAAGCATTGGCGTATGAACAACTATTTGAGGAATGACCGTTATCATTGCACGACATACCTTGAAGAAAAGGACACATTAGAGATAGACGGCAAAGGTGCATACACCGAAAAAGCCGAGTTTAAGCCTATTGCAGACGTTGGTATACCAGTTGGTATACCAGAAACCGAAAAGCGGTATACCGAGGTTAGGTTAGGTAAGGATAGTATAGATAATAAATATAATGTGTGCTTTGAAGAATTTTGGTCACACTATCCCCGCAAGAAAGAAAAGGCTAAAGCGTATAAGTGTTATCAGACCCGTTTGAAAGACGGATACACGGAAGCCGAGTTGTTGGAAGCCTGCGTTAATTACGAAACGGAGTGTAAAAATACGGGCAGAGAAGAACAGTACATTAAGTTGGGTGCTACGTTTTTAAGTGCCAGTACGCCGTTTGCTGATTACCTTAACAAGAATTACACTCCGCCGAAGCCCAAGAAGACCGCTTCGGACTTTACACAGAGGGAATACGATTTTGCAGAATTGGAGAAGTTAATCAAATGAGAAAAAGAAGATCAAAATTCGATCCATACGAAGAACAAATAACTAAATGGTGTCAGGCAGGTATGCCCGTCAAGGAAATGGCTGACCGTCTTTTTGAAGAAACGGGAGAAATCTTCGATGAACCGGCGATACATTCCTACATATTTCGTCACCGTTTAAGGGAAAGACCGTGGGTAGACGTGTACGAAGCACGTAATCAATGTAACGAGTGCGAGCATTGCCACAAGTACATAAATACGAATAACACCGAAGGTAGGATATGTTCACTCTACTGGCGTGTGATACAGAACGGTGTCCGTCATAGTCCGTTTTGGTGCGAGAAATGACAAAAGAGGAACGGGAAAGAGCAATACAGAACGCAGAGCCATTACCGCCACAGCGTTACGAATTAGGCGGTGACTACTATTATCGGTGTCATTGGCTAAAGTGCAACGAGCCGTTAAAACGGTGGTGGCGGTACTGCCCTGCGTGCGGACAACAAATAGAATGGAGCGACGAATGAGTATATTTAGCGATCATAAAGTTGGTGCATTGACCGACGAAGAATTTGAAAACGCGTGCCGAAGAATGAACCGCGAGGATAGATACTATGAAGCACTGGAAGCGTCAAAAGAATATTACAACGACGAAAGCGAGGACGGGGATGTTGAAGAAGATATTTGAGTGGGTAGATTTTACCGATATGCAAGAAGAAATGTGCGAAATGTGGTGCTATTACGCGCACGAAGACATAAGCCAAGACGTGTTGAATAGTTATTGCGAAGAATGTCCGCTTAATAACTTCCACGAGAAATGCGAGGTGTACCGTGAGCATTGAATTTTGGGCATATAGCCTTGCAATTTATGGTATCGGCGTGTTGTTGGGGTTTGCGTGGGGAAGGAGTACACGATGACAAGAGAAGAAGCAATAGAAGTAATGAAAGCATACAGAAATAAGGTAATCAATTCAGTATCAAATCAGTTAGACGGAGATATTGAAGCACTTAATATGGCTATCAAGGCACTATCGCAAGTAACAAAAGTGCGAAAACTGATTCTGCAAGCCGAAAGGTCGGGAGTACACCTTGATTATGGGGCATATAAGTTTATGAACGCACTTGAAAAAGTTGTTGGAGAAAAGCAGAT